GTTGTTTTCCCTACCTTTTGCTGAAGTGCATTACGATGGAAAGTATTACCGGAAAGTTTGCATTTGCGTGCCTGTATCATGCTCAAGCTGATATGTGGTACGTTCCAGTAGAGGCCTCGCGTGTGGTGGAGTTTTTCCCATACGTGCGACCTCGAAGCCTAGAATTCGCGCAAGACCTCCTGGTGGCTGTGCAACGCTGCTGGGATTTTCCTGCGACCGAGATCGAAGACATGAGAGACATGTTTCCAACTGGCCGTGCGACGATGAGAGAATCTTTGACGCAAGTTAAGGAAGATATCTTCGCTATGGTCTTTAGGATGTACAAGTCTGTCATCAATTATGGTCTGGGTCGTAAGGTTCAGGATCTAGTAAGACGTGGAATCGAAGCGATGCGATCGACCGAAGCATACCGTACAGGAGTAAGACACATGCGGGTAGCCGGACAATGCGTTTCTGACAAGCGTTACATCATTGTTGGTTTTGTTTCCCTCGCAGCAGGATCTGCCGCATACTTGTGGTGGGTCGGTGCGGATGGGCGGAAATCAATGCTTACGTGGTGGGTAGATCAGTGTTCGAGTTTGCACAAGAGAGATTGGCGAAGGTCCTTCAGGAATGTGAGTTTTCCACGGGGGTCAGCACCCCGAGGAGCAAATCACTCGCATCCTGATGCCGCTGCCATACGAACTGGTGCAAATAGATTGATTGATCAATTCATCAAGAGCGAAGGTTTCCGTGTCTATTCAGTCGCTTCATCGGAAGCTGACATGCGAGCTGGGAACAGCGGTCTAAAAGCACTCTATCATGCGAAAGACGCGTGCTACAAGTTCCAGAGCTATCGTCCACCACAGGGTGATGAAGTTATCAAGATGGCGGATGTCGACTATTATGTTGACATGCACCGCTGGTTGAGTCTTGGTAAACCAATCATCCTTTGGACGACGGTACCTTTGAGAGTGGCAGGCGCCACACCGGATGGGGTGTTTTCCTTCAACGACCGGAATGAATATCAACTAACGATGACGAGTGGGGCGACTTACCACCATGAATTGTGGAACTATGAAACCGATATTCTAGTTCACAAAACGTGGTGGGGCGCGAGATGTTTCTTTGTGGAACAGATCTTGCACCCAGAGGATCCCACACGGCGCTTAGTCGGAATTTTTCCAGCGCGGACAGTTTACGGTCCCCTGGCTTGGTTCGTACCAGGATTGGAATTGGAGAGAAGGCGAGTGGTTCGACAAGGGAAAGTGCGCTCGTGGGCGGTAATGCGCTCACTTGTGCGAGACCAGGAAACGGAAGAAGGCGCGAAGCTGCGGCTGAAGAAGGATAGGCTCGACGAATCCGATGTCTTAATTGACTTAGGAGTCCAAGAGTATAATTCTTTTGGCATTGCAGGGGAGAGTTCGTGTGCGATAATACCGCGTGCAGTTACGAATGAATTGCACCAACGGTTTAGACGCTCTACTGACGCCCCAATCGCGACGATGGAAACGTCGTTGCGAGCTTCAGCGCTCATGTACCCGTGGCTGGCCGAATGGTCAAGGAAGGGTATGAGTTTTGCCGCCATGGCTTCTCTTATTGGTGATGCTTTCACCGATTGCCCTGAGATCTTCGACTTACCTCTGAACGAACTGCACGCCCAATTGCCCGTACCGAATGTAGTCTCGTATACACCGTATCGAGGCCAGACCCACGACACTACCAAATGTGTTGTTAGGTCGTTGTTGCCACCACGTGTGCGACCATTCTTTACGCAAGCAGTTGGACCTACGAAGAACAAGTTCTCTGACCAATCCTGTGTGGAAGGGCGAATCGAGAGCCTACGTAATCGCGCGAGAGGCACAGCAGCAGACGAAATTGCTCTAACCTGGTTCATTGAGAAAGTACTCAGTGTTTCAGGCACGAGTAGACACTCACTGTGCCCGAGTAGCTTTGAGGAAGTATTTCTGCGGCAACATAGACCGACGCAACGCGCAATCCTAGCGTCTGCAGCCAACTGGCTGAGCCATGGGAAGCGAAAGTTGTCGACGTTTATGAAAGCCGAGAGTTACGGAAAAGTTACACACCCGCGCAACATCACAACAGTTCCTGGACCTATCAAAATGGATTATTCGAGATACACGTACGCGGTGCAACCGGTTTTCAAACCGATCACGTGGTATGCGTTTTCGAAGAACCCCCGCGGCATTGGGCGAGCAATCAACGCTCTTTTGATGGGCAAGGATAATGTCATCCCGACCGATTTCTCACGCTGGGACGGCCGCGTCTCGGAGTGGTTGACCAAGTGTTTCTTGCAGTTCATGAAGACGTGTTTTGGACAGGAGTATCATGACCAATTGGAGGAGTTGTTTAGTGCGCAGTACTTGACTTGGGCCGTTACGGCGAACGGAGTTTTGTACCTGCACGAGTACGACATGCCTTCTGGGTCCCCTCATACTTCTATGTTCAACACCTTCTGCAACGCATTTATCAATTTCCTCGCACGTGTTTCTATGGGCGAGACGTTTGATGCAGCTTGGTCCGGGTTGGGAATCTACGGAGGAGACGACGGGCTGACACCCAACATGAACGCTGATGCTTTGGAGGCAACGTGTAAACGCCTCGGTGTCAGTGTCAAAGCCAAAGTTCTTGAATTTGGCAAGCCTGTCGACTTCTTGGGACGAATCTTCTACGGGGCATGGTCGGATTGTGGAATTGAGGGACCAGCCAGTACGATCGACGTCGTGCGACAGCTATCCAAGCTGTATGTGACTGCCAGTCCTAAGTCGGTTTCTGATGCGGAAGTTTTGGTTAGGAAAGCGTTGGGCTATTTGATTACGGACCCCCGTACCCCTGTCCTGTCGGAATGGGCACATAAAGTGTGCGAGTTGTTCCCTGATGAGGCTCGAGTGGTCAAAACCACTCTCGAAGCTATCATGAACGACCCTCAAAGATGTGAACGATTCGCAGGGGACGGCCATTCAAGTGAGTTACGTGATCTAAATTGGTTTGCAACATTCCTTAATCGAGATGGACGCTTCAACAACAACATCGACCGAGACGAAGTCATTGCCAATGTGGCAAGCATGGCTCGAATCTCTACTGAAGAACTTCAAGCCCTCTGCCTCCGAATCTGTGGATGCCGATCCTTCGACGCGCTTTGTCGGGTTAGTGTTTCTGACGAGACAAGACCAATTGTCGCTGAGATTTCTGCAATCGTTGGCGACAGTGTGGTTATCGTTGAAGAGCCTGGGACCAGCCGAGCAACAGCCGGAACTGGACGAGCTCTACACGAAAAGCCTGATGAAGCCGATGATGGAGGCGCAAAACATCCCAGACGAGGCAAGAAGGGCCGAGGCTCTGATGTCGGTCCAAAACAAGATCTTCAACCACAACGCCCGACTGGCCGAGTCGTTCCTCCTGCTGATCCAAGCGGGACTGGAAAAGGCAAGCCTGCACCTGTGCGAGCACCAGATGGCGGAGCTGCGAAAGCTAGTGGATCAGGCGAACCTAACACCGGTTCGCACGATGATGCTAGCCAGAGTTTGCGAACGCAAGACGGAGCTGCAGGTGTGGCCAGGATTAACACCAAGTCCAAGCCTACTAAAGGAGCGAAATCGGCTATGCCCAGGCCTCGACCTCGGAGCAGCGCGCCAGTACTACCCGTTCATCCTCCGGATGGAGGGCAGTCCGGCAAAGATCCTCTGGACGCACCTGTGCCGCATACCGGCGACGGGCCCGTGCCAGTGCGTAGCCCCGTGGTCACGCGAGTCGTCACCAGACCCTCGCGAGGACGAGAGCGACAACGAGGAGAGCAGCGTCACCGCTCTCCCTCCGTCGCCCATGAACGAAGGAAGCCCTCTACTCCAGTAGAGGGCAAGTCACTGGCTGATGCAGTGGACGGCGATGATTTATCACGTCGTTTAGCTGCGCTACTTGTGGTCCCGGCGGTGGAGCCGGCGTCAAACGCAACTAGTGAAGGTCAGGCCCGAATGGCCGCTTCGCGTGAGACGCCCGTGTAAGCCCGAAGGATGTGAGTAGCGAGTGAAGCCAGATCACCCGCCGACGCAC